CTTTTAGGTAACGACTAATGAACACACTCAATCTCATCAAGAAGCAAATCGAAAAGGCAGCTGCACTGCATGATTCACAAATCGCTATGACATCCTATCGTGGTGTCAAGTGTGAAGTACATAAGTCTGGTAAGGAGTCTCACGGCACTTACTGCTATCGTGGTCGCACTTACGTTAAGTGATCGCCATGGGAGCACTACAACTCACCGGGATCGTATCCCTAGGTTCTGTAGCATTCCTTTCTATTCTGTACGGTGAACTGAAGCTTCTGTACAAAAACTAGGAGAAAAATGCTGAAGATCAAAATTGAATATGATCTTCCAGTGTTTGATTCTGAAATTCACGATCCCGATAAAGTTTTTAGACTTATGACGTATCGTGGTGTAACGTATGCCAAATGGGTTTATTTAAAATCTAGAGGCATACAAAACTGGAACGTTAGAGAGGGTTAACAACCCTCTCTTTTTTTGTACTTTTGTATTAAAGATAACAAACTTAGTTAATTTGTGTGTCTTTCATGACAATTTTCCTAGATAGTGGTAGAATTAGGAAGTAAACAAAGTGATCTGAAATTGCTCCACATTATGACTTGAACACCTTTATCCTTGGAGATTATCATGCATAATCTTATGTCGTATAATCAATTAGCAGGTTGGAAACAAAGTATTGCTAGACTAAATCGAACTCTAGATCGTAACATGGAAGAATCTGATGCGATTAATGATTATTACAACTGCTTAATTGAATGTAATGATTCTCAGGCGACTTGTAAACGAATATGCAGGAGGATATTAAACTAGTCATTTTGAGGGGTTGACTACCCCTCTTTTTTTGCGTATAATTAGACATGAATACTTTTTGTTTATGGATCGCGAGAAACTTAAACTGATTGTTCGCAATCTGGAATCACTGGTGGATGCATTGAAATCAGAGGTTCATTCGGATGTGAGTGCATACTCTTATGAGCAAATTGCACCACACATTCAAGATTATGATGAAATCTTTGAAGACGACGACGGATACCCAGACTAAATCTATGGCAGTAAGACTGATTAGCGTTACCCCAGACGCAGAAAAAACTATGGGGTATGTTGCCCGTGTTTCAAACCCCGCAAACCAAGAGAATCCTAACGTTGCAGGTCTTCTCAAGTATTGTGCGAAACATGACCACTGGAGCGTCTTTGAGCAGGCATTCATGACGCTTGAGATCGAGACTACTCGTGGCATCGCGGCTCAAATCCTGAGGCACCGTTCGTTCACATATCAAGAGTTTTCCCAACGGTATGCCGACAGTTCTATGTTGGCAGATACAATCCCTTTACCTGAACTACGTCGTCAGGATACAAAGAATCGACAGAACTCTATCGATGATATTGATCCTTTCACAAGGCAAGAGTTTCAGATCAAGATGCAACAGCACTTTGCTGCTGGCATGAAACTCTACAAAGAGATGCTTGACGCTGAAATCGCAAAGGAGTGTGCTCGTTTTGTACTTCCTCTTGCCGTTCCAACAAAAATCTACATGTCCGGTTCAGTCAGATCATGGCTGCACTACATAAACTTGAGGTCTGCTAACGGAACTCAAAAAGAACACATGGAAATCGCTGAAGAATGTAAGAAAATCTTCATCGAACAATTCCCAACCGTATCCGAAGCAATGGAGTGGTGCTAATGCCAACTTATCCCGTAAAAAACTTAAAGACTGGAGAGACTGATACTCTCTACATGACCATGACTCAATACTCTGAGTGGAAAGAAGCAAATCCTGATTGGGACAAAGACTGGAGCAAGGGTTGTGCTGGCGTTGGTGAAGTTGGTGAGTGGCAAGAGAAACTTGTGAAGAAGAATCCTGGTTGGAATGAAGTTCTTCGCAAAGCATCCAAGGCACCTGGCGCAACAGTTAAACCATTCTCATAATGTATGAACACGTAGCAGATCTTCTAGACTCTGGAGAAATTGTTGCAATTTTTCAGGGAAGAATTGAAGCAGGACCCAGAGCTCTGGGAAATAGATCTATTCTTTATGATCCCAGAAGAAATGATGGAGAACGTATCAATAACATAAAGGGTAGAGAACCTTGGAGACCATTTGCTGCCTCTGTCATGTTAGAACATGCAAGAGATTGGTTTGACATGGCAACTCTCAAAGAGTCTCCTTACATGATGTACTCTATCCCCGTTAGAGATGAGGTTAAAGATCGTATACCCATTGTGGTAAGTGCTGATGGTACATGTAGAATTCAAACAGTTACCAAGCAGCAGAATTACCACTATTACAATTTGATCAAGGCTTTCTACTCAAAAACTGGTGTCCCAATGGTGTTCAATACTTCATTTAATCTTGCTGGTGAAGTGATTGTGCATACACTAGATCATGCAATTGATACGTTAAGTCGGTGTCAAATCAAGTACTTGTACCTTCCAGATAAGAATGAATTAAGATGTATATCTTAGGAATTAACATTTCACATCACCCCTCAGTTGCTCTTCTTAAAGATGGTGAAGTAGTTTACTATTTGGAAGATGATAGATGGAATAGAAAAAAGGAAGAAGAGTGGAGTGTCCCTATCATGTATGTGGGGGCACCTGCTTCTAGGTTTCAATCTTTGGAGGATATTAAAAGTTATACCAATCATGTTGATCATATAATTTTTGCTTCAGACGTAAATTTTTATCATGACAAGCAACTAATTGGTGGAATTTTAACCAAGTTAGATGAAATAAATCTTTCTTTTGATAAACTTCATTATTATCATGAACATCATTTGTATCATGCTTGTGGAGCATTCTATGCAACTGATTTTGATGAGGCAGCTGCATTAGTCATGGATGGTGGTGGAGCAGATCTTATGGGTCACAAAGAATGTGAGTCTATGTATTATTTTAAAGATACTAAGTATGAAGTAGTCAAAAAAGTATATGGTAGCAAGTGCCAATTGGAGCACGAGCATAGATATACGATAAATGATGAGAAAATAATTTTAACTCCAAATATGAGTTGTGGAAGTGTATATGGGAGAGTTACTGATCGAATTAGGTTTGGTTCTCAACCAGGAAAAACTATGGGACTAGCGTCTTTCGGTGAATTAGATGATGATTCCGAATGGTTTCCCAACGGTTGTCAAGATGTTCAAGCAGTGAAGAAGTCTATAGAAAATAGAACCTCTGACAAAAATCTTGCCAAAAAGGCTCAGGAAGAAACAAAGAAGCATACAATCAATTTGATTGGTGAGTTGTTAGAAAAAACTGGAGCAAAAAATCTAGTTTTATCTGGTGGATATTTTCTAAACTGTACAAATAACTTCGAATATGTTAAAGTGTTCCCACAGATCAATTTTTATGTTGATCCCATGGCACACGATGGTGGCACGTCAATTGGTGCCATCAAATACATTTGGCATCATGTTCTAAATAAGACACAAAGGCATTCGCTGCAATCTTTGTATCTTGGTCCTAATCTAAACTGACAAAATCTATGGCAAGAGGAAGAGGTCGTAAAAATAGTGATAACTTGGTCGGTATCACTACTAGGGCGATGAGAAAGAACAAGAAAGCAATTAACCAAGACTTTCTTTTAGAGATTGATCCTCTCACTGACAATCAAGAGTTGTTGTATGATGCATATGATGAAGGTAAAAACATCGTTGCATATGGTGCTGCTGGAACAGGTAAAACTTTCATTACTCTTTGGAATGCACTCAAAGATGTTTTGAATGAGAATACTCCTTACGAAAAGATTTACATCGTAAGATCTCTGGTTGCAACTAGAGAGATTGGTTTCCTCCCCGGTGACCATGAAGATAAGTCTTCTTTGTATCAGATTCCCTACAAGAACATGGTAAAATACATGTTCCAGATGGCAACTGACACAGACTTTGAAATGCTCTATGGTAATCTCAAAGCCCAGGGTACGATCAGTTTCTGGTCTACATCATTCATCCGTGGAACCACTCTCGATAATTGTATTATTATCATTGACGAGTTCCAGAACTTGAATTTCCACGAACTTGATAGTATCATTACTCGTGTTGGTGAAAATACTAAGATCATGTTCTGTGGTGATGCAACTCAGACTGACCTTCAAAAGACTAACGAAAAGAATGGTATTGTAGACTTCATGCGTATCATTAATCAGATGCCTTCTTTCTCTACCATCGAGTTTGGTCTTGAGGATATTGTAAGATCTGGTCTCTGTAAAGAATACTTGATTGCAAAAGCAGAACTTGGATTATGACCTTTGATCATGTTGATGTGAGTCTCCCCTCTCTTGAGCGGGAGACAATTGATGGAGTCAGATACTATAAAGTTCCTGACGAAGATGACATTCTAAAACTGGTATCGATCACTTCGATCACCAGTCATTATAATAAAGAAATCTTTGTTAAGTGGCGTAAGAGAGTTGGTGTAGAGGAAGCAGATCGGATTACCCGTAAGGCAACAAGCCGTGGGACCGATATGCACACTCTTACTGAGCATTATCTAAAGAACGAACAACTTCCTCAGGTACAACCAATATCTGATCATCTTTTTCGTATTTGTAAAAAGGATTTAAATCGTATAAATAATATTTGTGCTTTAGAAGGTGCCCTGTATAGCAAGTATTTGGGAATTGCAGGCACTGTTGATTGTATAGCGGAATTCGATGGTGAACTTGCCATCATCGACTTTAAGACTTCCAAGAAACCAAAACCAAGAGACTGGATCGATCACTATTTTGTCCAGTGCTGTGCATATGCATGTATGTTACATGAATTGACTGGTATTTCAGTCAAGAAGTTTGTTATTATCATGGCATGTGAGAATGGGGAGTCTGTAGTCTACGAAGAGCGAGACAAGCAAAAATATATTCGCCTTTTAACTCAGTACATTAAAAAATTCGTGAGTGACAAACTTGCGGAAGTTGCTTAATTGTACTATAATGAATTCACTTGAGAGAAAAACCATTGTACGTAACTGTCTTAGGTCACATGGAAAAAGAACTAGAAAAGGTCATTGAGAACAAATTCTTTTGTCCATCTCGATTCGCTCAAGAGATTGAAGTGCTTGTTCGTGATAACAAGGAGATGAATTATATCGATGCCATCGTGTTCTTCTGTGAGCATAACAATATTGATATTGAGAGTGTACCTAAACTGATCTCCAAACCTTTGAAGGAGAAGATCAAGTACGAAGCAATGGAACTAAACTTCCTTAAGCGCACCAGCCGTGCCAAATTGGTCTTTTGATTCCAAAAAAGGTCGGAAAAAAATTCCCCAAAATTTTTGACCCTTTTACTTTTTTATGATGCCCTTTGACACTTACAAAACGTACCTTGCTCTAAAAAACCACTTTACGAAAGATAACTACGATTATCACAAATATTGCGGAAAGGTCCGAGCGTCAGTAGACTCATTCTACAAGCGTAAGGACCGTTTTTGGTTTGAGAGAGTTTCCCGCAACAAAACTGATAAAGAAGTTCTTAACTACTTTGTTTCGAACTTTGTTATGGCTGATGATCCTGGCAATCTGTGGATTGGAGTTATTCAGCGTGAAGGTGATCGAAATTATACTGCGTGGCAAAAGCGCGTACAATCGCTTACATACGTCTTTAAAGAAGAGACGAATGGAATGTTCAGTGAATTCAAAGTAGACGAGTCTTTTGACTGTTCTGCTGGACACCCGCCCATTTTGCGGAAATATCTTGCTGGTCAAATTTCCCTAGAAACGTTCATTATCCTTGAGCGCATTCTTGGGTTCCAAAACAAGTTTGACAAGAAACTGCAAGATCCTGTGTGGGAAACCGTAAGCAAGAAAATGAAAAAATATTCACCCTTCCTAAATATTGACGTATTCCGTTATAAAAAACTTCTTAAAGAAGTTGTGCTAGGAGATTCATGAGTTTTTTTGATTCTGAAGTTGTACGTGCCGAAATGGCAGAAATTAGTGAACTTCAGGAAGAAGTATATAAGAGCGTTTTCCTCTTTTTCGAGATGTCGAAGAAGGAGAAGATGGAGCATGTCGATCTTCTAGAGACACTTCTGAACAAGCAACGTATTCTTTATACCCGTTTAAGCTTGTCAGATGACCCAGAAGCGATTACAATGAAAGAGCAGATCATTCAATCTGCACAGATGATGGGTCTGGGTCAAAGTGTCGATATGAACGTCATCTTCGGAAACATGGCAAAACTGGTCACTTCTATGAGAGATCAGATTGACAATTCCGAGTTGAACGATTAGAATAACGGAGTCCACAAAGGCCAAATCCAACAAATACGAGGTATCTAATGTCTTTCGCAAATCTGAAGAAGCAATCTTCACTCGGTTCTCTCACTGCCAAACTGGTCAAAGAGGTCGAGAAATCTAACAACGGTGGTTCTGGTGGAGCGGACGAACGCTTCTGGAAACCTGAGATGGATAAGTCCGGTGTCGGTTCTGCTGTCATTCGTTTCCTTCCTGCTCCCGAAGGTGAAGATCTTCCTTGGGTCAAACTGTACTCCCATGCCTTCCAAGGTCCTGGTGGATGGTACATTGAAAACTCTCTGACTACTCTGGGTCAGAAAGATCCTGTTTCTGAGCACAACCGTGAACTCTGGAACAGCGGAAACGATAAGGATAAGGAAACTGTTCGCAAGCAAAAGCGTAAACTGCAATATTATGCCAACATCTACGTTGTAAAGGATCCCGCTAATCCTAACAACGAAGGTAAAGTGTTCCTGTACAAGTTTGGTAAGAAGATCTTCGACAAGATCCTCAATGCCATGCAACCTGAGTTTGAAGACGAGACTCCTATCAACCCCTTTGACTTCTGGCAAGGTGCAAACTTCCGCCTGAAGATCCGCAAGGTTGAAGGTTACTGGAACTATGACAAGTCTGACTTTGCTCCTCCGTCACCTCTTCTTGATGATGACGATGCACTGGAAGCAATGTGGAAGAAGCAAAACTCACTTGCTGCTCTGGTCGCTGAAGATCAGTTCAAACCCTATGAGCAACTTGAGAAGCGTCTGAAGATGGTTCTGGGACAAAAGTCCCGTCCCGTGGTTCGTGACGAGTCTTATGAAGATGAGAGCGAAGGTCGTGGTAACTTCACCCCGAACTTCAATAGCCCTGACATCACAGGTACTCCAGTTCCTCCCGCAATGAAGGAAGAACTGAACGCTCTGTCGTCTAATCAACCCGATTGGGCACAACCTTCTGCATCAGCATCTGCTGAAGAAGATGATGCTCTGTCTTACTTCCAAAAACTGGTTGACGACTGATTATTCGTAAAGTCTGATATTATTTCCTTTTTTCAAGGTGGGGTTCACATACTGATCTCCACCTTTTTTATATGTCATAATTTTTTCAATATCATTCATAACGACGTTGAGATATTTACTCTTCAAAACGTAAATATTTCTTTTAGCATTTTCAATCTCCTCTTCATACTGTCTGTATGTTTGAGGTTCTGTAATGTTTGAAGCAAGAATGTCTTGATCAAGTTTTGGATCAAAATAACTGATAGAATACGTCTGTGGGACTTCGATACCTTTCTTGACGATAACTACACCATCAGTATTCTTTACTTCATTTGTCTTATAGCACTTAACAGCGTTGCTGGCAGATACTGAACCATACTTAGAAATTAAGTAATCTTCAAAGGTATCTCCTGGTTTGGGCCACTCATTGTAAACATTCAGAATGTTATTGGACAAGAGAATAACCCAATCAAAGGAAGAGTCTCCATAAAACTTATACGAAACATAATCGGGTCTTTCGTCACCTTGGATAGTATATTTTTCAAAGAATGAAAGATCTGAAAAGATATCTTCTCTTAACTTGGCACGTTTAAAAAGATTTTTAATTGTATCATAGTTTGATACATATTTTTCATCTTTTGCTCTACTAACGTACTGAAAGTCTGGTACGTATGAAAAATAGTTTGCCATTAGTATCCGATTTTAGACGTACCGTAACCATCTTCTTCATAATCTTCGATATAGACAGGATCAATTTCAGTAAACTGAAGTTGAATCTCATATCTAGTCATGGTTTTTTCCGCGTCATCATACGTGGAGTATGTTCCGGCAGGTGTGTATTGAGTATTTAGTGAAGTAAGAGCACATGTTTTGATCTTACCAATGGAACTATGATCTTCACCTGCTGCTCTATATTTGATCTCAAAAACGTGTGGTGCTTTTAAGAATAGATCCTGCTTTTGCACTGCCATTGCTCTCTTGAAGAAACCAATGATTCCTTTAACTTGTTTTGCTTCTTTTTCACTTCTTGGAGAAAGACTGTAAGTAAAACTAAATGGTCTCAACTGAGGACCATTGAATAGAAGTTCAAGGTTATTGTTGACAACTGTTCCAGTCAGTCGTGAGGAGAGATTATTGATACCAACTGCTTTACCTGCTGCCCACTGAATCAAATATTTTCTCGCCTCATTATTAGTTGCCGATTTGAATACTTCACTAAATTCTTCTTGACCAAAGGTAGAAGCAGCAGTACTTTGCAGATCGCCGTCTGTAATATTAATAACAGCTTTAACACCCAAAGCTTGGAGTGGATTAATCGTACCATTAGTCCAGTCTGCTGTATTAAGATCTTGAATACCACCTTGAATTGGGAGGATACATCGACCCATTACTTCAGTCTTTAAACGATCCCCAGACGTGAATGTATTCTTTTCTTTAACGTTTTTATAGTCTCTTGGTGTATATTTAAGTGCAGTAAACATGACATGATCCTGAGATTGTAAGGACATTTTCTCTGGATACTGCCATGGAGTATCGCCACCCTCAGGATTTAAGTAATTTTTTGTATTGGGTTTTGGTGTTTTTTGTGGTGATGCAGTATCAGCAATATCTTCAGCTGCATCAGTTAGGGGCGATGCATCTGGTGTATCTAAACCCAAAAGATTGGGCAAACTGATTCCTGTAGCACTACTAATAGCGTTCGACGCTTGTAGTGCTACATTATCTAACATGGAGGCTTTTCCACTATTTGCATCTGCTACCGCCCCCTTAATAAATGAAGACGCTTCTTTTGCTGCAGTCCAAATACCCGCAGCATCTTGAAATGCTGATGGAAGAAGGTTTTTTCCTCCAAAGTTTACAGTTTGAGCTAATGAAAATGCAGTATCAGCAACAGTCTTTCCTTTTGCCAGACCTTCATAAAAAGTCAGAGACTTTTTGAGTAGTTGATTGCCATCTAGACTATAATCAGCTTTTACACGAGACGAAACGACCTGGCCATCGGCATCTCTTGTAGGAAATTCTTCAGAAGTAGTCGTTCCCGTTTTGCTCATTTTCGTCTTTCTGTTATTTAGTGATTACTTGGCGATAATCTAAGGATCTTAGGTAAGATATTTCATTATTGTATATTCTATGTAGGGCACCAGCGACCTCTTGCCAAGTATAGTTTCTGGACTCATCCCAGTGAAAGTTTATACCCCGAAATCCCCAAGGAAAAATATCAGTGACTGCAACCAAGGGATGCTGATCGTAATCTGTATTTGGAGTTTTCGCTTGGTATATGAAAGTGTAATAGTTTCCTACATCCGGAACATATTCAACTTCTCTGAACACCTCCAAAATACTCATCATGATAAGTTCTGCATCTTCAGAACCATCCAACTTTCTTTTTAGTTGACTAATTCTTGAAGATGACTTCTGAATGTCCTGTCCAAAACCTTGTGCCATTACTTGATTCCGAGTTCGTCTTCTGTGATAATCTTGAACTCAAGTCGATGATCTAAACACCATTCTCTAGCAGCTTTCCACTTTGCCTCATTCGTGGCATAAGTGTATACTTCGTTAATGTATGATTGAGTTTGCCTCTTTGGTTTTTTGGGTGGTGCAGTCTGCTTTTTGGGTTTCACTTCGATCAAATACTTTTTGATCTTTCCATTACTCTCCTGAACTTTAATGATAAAGTCTGGATAGTAAGTTCTCACTCTCTTTTTCACGGGATCATAATATCTGATTCTGATTTCTTCAGAACCCCATGCTAAAATGTTTTCGTTTAGATCACACCATCTGCAAAAGATTCTTTCCCAACTGCTTCTACAGATAATATTGTTAGGATCACCTTGATATTTGTTTGGATACGAAGGTTGATACCTACTCTTTATACTTTCTCCCATTACGCATATACATAATATATAAGCATCTCTATTTATGCCTAATGGCAAAATTTAAGAAATCGCTGAGTGATATCAAGCACCAACTATTACGTCCAGCGTTAACATCACATTATTATTGTGAGTTTCCTTTACCAGGCACAAGCGATATTCGCCAGTGGATTGGTAAGGGTATGCTTATGAATGACGGTCTTTCTGCAAATCCACTCCCTTCAGAATTGATTAGCGTCAATTGTGCTGAAGCGAGTCTTCCTGGTGCGTCTTTGTTGACTCATGAGTTGAATGATGATTTCTCAGGAGTTACTGAGAGACACGCATACAGAAGATCTTATGATGATAGAGCTGACTTCACTTTCTACGTTGACAGAGATTATAAGATTCTACTTCTCTTTAATCAGTGGATTAACTATATCGCTGGAGAAGGGACAGGTGCAGATAGAGAAGGAAGGGGTGGAAGTCCCACAGATGATAGTGCTGCTGGACTTAGTGAAAATACCAATTCTTCATTCAGGGCAAAATTCCCAGAAGATTATGTGACTCAAAAGCTGTGCATCTATAAGTTTGAGAAAGATCAGGATGGACTTCATACTGGCGAATTAAAACTTGACTTAAATGCAACTTCGCATATAAAATATAACTTTATTAATGCATATCCAATCTCGATTAACTCTATTCCAGTAAGTTACGAGTCATCACAACTTCTGAAGGTTACAGTGTCCTTCAGTTATAGTAGATATTACATCACCAACGCTAATACAGATGGTGCGTTACCCGGATAAATAATCACACTGAAATTTTCGTTAAAATATCATGCCTTTACCAAAAATTTCTACTCCTGTTCACGAGTTAGAATTGCCTTCAACTGGTCAAACAATTAAGTACAGACCGTTTCTTGTTCGTGAAGAAAAACTTTTGATTCTTGCTCTTGAGTCTGAGGATCCGAAACAGATCACAACAGCAATCAAGCAAGTTATCAAGAGTTGTATTCAGACAAAGGGAGTCAAAGTAGAATCTCTTCCTACATTTGACATCGAATATCTTTTCTTGAATATTCGTGGTAAGTCTGTTGGAGAAGAAGTTGAGTTGCAACTTATTTGCCCAGATGATGAAGAAACTACGGTTCCTGTGACTATCTTGATTGATGACATTAAAGTTGTCAAGAGAGATGATCATAACAACCAAATCAAAATCAATGATGAATTGATGATGGAGATGAAGTATCCATCTCTTGATGAGTTTATCAAATCTAATTTTGAAGTTGGAGAAACTAACGTTGACCAGTCTTTTGATCTAGTTGCTTCGTGTATTGACAAAGTATTCAGTGAAGAGGAAGTCTGGACATCAGCAGATTTTACAAAGAAAGAAATTAAAGAGTTCTTGGATCAAATGAATTCGTCACAATTCAAAGAAATCGAAAGTTTCTTCGAGACGATGCCTAAGCTGACACATACAGTCAACATCACTAACCCCAAGACAAAAGTGAAGAGTAAGGTTACTCTGGAGGGTCTCTCAAATTTTTTCGGATAGGACTCATCCACATGAATCTGGAGTCGTACTATCGACTCAATTTTTCCTTGATTCAGTACCATAAATACTCACTAACTGAGATTGAAAACTTGATGCCTTGGGAACGAGACATCTACGTCGCTTTATTACAACAACATCTTGAAGAAGAACAGTTAAAGCAACAACAAAATGGTTAAGACAGTCCAAGAATCTATTGACGAAAGAATCCTAAGAGTTCTTGGTCTGGAAGAAGTTTTCGATCTCGATTATGAGACATACAAGCAACTTCTTCTGGAGAAGATGGTTGCTGCCAGAATGTCTGGATCAGAACTTGCTGCAGAAGAGGATGAGTTACTAAGGGACGAATATAAGAGAGTTAGAAATAAGGAAGAAGTTAGATTTAAGATTAAGAAGAAGAAAGTAAAAGTTGAGAATGTAACTAATCTGAAAAAACCTATTGCATTGCTTCCTGGCAAAGGTGGTGCGATTGTGCCTATGCAAAGTTCTTTAGCAACTATTGTTGAAGCAGTTGATGGTATCACTAAAGGTATTGAAGATCAGAATAAGTTAGAAAAGAAAGATGACGAAAGGGATAGAAAGAAAAAGGAAGATGATAGGAGAGAGAAGAGAGAAAATAAACTAGAGACAAATACAAAGAAACTCATTCAAAAAACAAGACAACTCTTTACTCCAACAAAGGGTATCTTGGATAAGATTTTTAATTTCTTATTCTATACATTTCTTGCATCTGGAATCAATAAAGCATTCAAGTGGTTTGGAGACCCAGAAAATGCTGGAAAGGTTGATGCAATTAAAAAGTTCTTGTCAGACTTCTGGCCTGCTCTTTCTGGTGCTGCATTAATACTACTAACGCCTATAGGTGGATTGATTAAGGCGTTGGCAAGCACGTTGTTCTCTCTTGGTGGAGCACTTCTTTCTAACCCCATCATTGCTGCCGCAGCGGGTATTGGTATAGCATCAGCGATGTTGGTGGGTAGGAGTAAGACTGCTACAGAACAGCAACTTAAAGAAAAAGGTTTAGAAGAAGCAGCACCAACAGAACAAGCAAAAGAACTATCTAAACCTGGGTCTATTCTGGAAACTCTTACCAGAATGATCTTGCCGTCGTTGAACACTCCAGCAAAGTCTGGTGGTGGAATGGTCAGTCCTGACACTGGTAGAAGAATTAGAGGTGCTGGACCAGATACGCAACTCACCGCGCTGATGCCTGGTGAAGTTGTTATGAATAAGGCTGCAGTATCTGCGATCGGTGCAAATAATCTGTTGGCAGCGAACAAGAAATTTGGTGGCGCAAATGCCAACATGGATAAGTTCGATGGTGGAATCCAATTTGCCCAAGGTGGTGGCATGGTTGGTGGATTTATGAATTGGTTCAACAAAGGTGCAAACACTCGTATTCCTGTAGAATCGAAAGCAAAGTTTGGTAATCCATTCTCGTATTTCCAGAAGAATCCAGATCCTACAACACTCTTTGGTGATGATGCTATCCAAAGAGGTCAGAGTAATAAAAACTTCAAAGCAGGTAAGAAACCTTCTGTATTTGGAAGACCAGATAGAGCAGTATTTGGAAGAGATCTTCTTGATTGGCATTCAAAACCTTCTCCTAGGAATCCAATGGGTGTACCTAGACCAAGGTATGTTCCTGCGAGCTTAGGTGGACCAGGGTCTGCACCAACACCAGTTACAAGAGAATTAATCAAGAGACCTATTCGTACAGCAAAGAGTTTTGGTCAGGCTAGTTTTGGAAATCCGCTTCTAATGTTAGCGGAAATGATCATCAATGATCTGATCAGCCCACAACCAACAGCAGTATATGATCAGGTCACTGGACCTAATGCATATTATAATGATCCAATGTATAAAGGTCCAATGCCAACTCCATTGGAGCGAGGATCTAGAACTGAAATTATCAGATTACCTTCTGTTGATGCATCAGCAGGATCTGTTCAACCAACTCAATCTCCATCAACATCTGTTCCTAGTTTTTCTGCTGTTGCTCCTGGCAATAGAAGAAGTGAGACTTCTCAAATTTACGGACTGGTTAACTAATGGCAATTTCAGCAGCAAAGTTACTTCCAGCAGCAGGTCAAACTGGAAAGGGTGGTGCGCTTGTAGTCGCATCCAAGAAAGTTGTTGATGCAAAAAAAGTATTTGCAGATAGAATCAAAGAGAAGAAGAAAGAAATCGTTGTAAAGAGAAAGGATGAGGAGAATAAAGACAGAAAATTAAGAGAAGACAAATTAGAAAAGAAAAAGGAAGCTAAGAAGGTAGATAAGAAAAATCTACTACCATCTACAGGTCTGTTTGATACTGTAAAAACTTTCATCGGATATACTTTCCTTGGATACATGTTTGGAAAGCATAGCGAAAGTTTGAAGGAGATGGACAAACTTCTTCCCGTCCTTAAAGATGGTATCAATGTTGCATCAGATGTTCTGATTTCGACTATTGATTTTACTGCGTCCTTTATTAAAGGTGCATATGATCTAAATGATCAGATTTCTCAGGGACTTGAAAGTAGTCTTGGACCCGAATTTAGAAAGGGTTATGATAAGTTCATGGAGGGTGTGAAAGATTTCACCAACTCCGCATTGACTCTTGGTGTCTTCAGTGCTGATGCTTATAAAGAGGAACCAGTCCCTACAAAAAGTAGTGGTGGACTTGTTGGTGACAAGAGATATAAAGGTAAAGTAACAAGACGCATTCGTGTCAATAGAGATAAACCAGTTATTATTACTCAACCACGCAAATCTGAACCCGGTCTTGATGTTGGTGGAAAACCAACTATTGAAAAACTTTTTTCAAATCCTGAGGATCTTAAGAAAAGAAATCCTCTAAGATCTTTGATGAATAGTGCTAAAGTACTGAAAAAAATTGGTGGTCTTGGACCCATTATGGGTGCCGGTGTTGATATCGCGATGGGTCAAAAACCGTCAGCAAGGTTATATGATAACTTTGCAAATCAAATTATCTCCCTTGTCCGTTCTAATGAAGGAATGGATATTGAGACGGTGATGAAAGCATATGCACAATCACTAAAATTCAAAACTCAGTCTAGAGTTGATGCTATTTTCAGTGAAATCAATGCTGAAATTGCAAAGGGTGTAGCAAGAACTCAATCGTATTCTCCTTCAATTCAACCTACGCAAGGAACCCAGACCAGAGTTGTTTCACAAATGCAAATTTTGAAAGCATCATATGGAAAATCTGGTGGACTTGGTGTGGTTGCAAATTTGATCAGACTTAGTGATCTTGATCCAGGATTTGAAGATCCAGCTAGAAGGAGATATGGTATCGCTGGTTGGCCTGAAGAAACATGGGAAAAGATTCAAGAATTTATTATTCGTAAAGGTAAAGATCCTATGAGTCTTGATGCTCAGATGGAGATGCTCATTGATACTACCCCTTTGAAAGTTAGACAACAGTTATTAACATCTAAAGATTCTGAAGAAGCAGCAGAAATCTTTTATAATGGATATAAGATGGGAGACTACTTATATCAAAAAGACAAAATTGGAGACTTCAATCCCGATAATCCTCATATGCAAAGGATTCGGAGAATTATCTCTGGTCTTGGAGGACAATCATTTGTATACAAACCACCAACACCTATTGAAGGTTTAAGAGTCACTGGTGTTTTTGGAGAAAAACGTGGACTGTTCAGAACTCATAAAGGTGTTGATATTGCAGCACCTTTAGGATCTGAAGTAAGAGCACTGACAGATGGTGAGGTTATTGATTCTGGATTTGATAAAGATGGATGGGGTAATTTCTTAGTCTTTAAGGATGATAAAGGTAACGTTCACCTATATGCTCACTTGAGAGATACTGCTCGCATCACATCTGTCAGAAAAGGTGATGTTATTGGTATTGTTGGTATGACAGGTAGAACTAGTGGACCTCATCTACACTGGGAGACTGGTAAGGCTTGGGATGGATACAAACTTTTGGGTCATGTAGACCCTCTTTCCAAGTATGCTATAGATGCTCCATTTGGAACTGGTAGAAGTGAGTTTGATACAGTTAAACCAGAGGATTATCTGAAACTACCGCCACAGGCGACCGCACCAGTCACACCACCACCTGGGTTAACTATTCCCACAGCACCTTATCAGACTCCTCTTCAAACAAAACCTTTGAAAGCGTCTGCACAGATACCAGATCTTGCACAATATCCATCATATGCTGATGGAAAATCAACTATCTTTTTGTTAGATAGATATATTAGGGAACCTGCATCTGGTGAAGACAATATCAACTTCCCACAGTCAATAGATCTGGCATACTCCACACCTCCACTGAGAAGTAAAATCGGATGACAAAGACAGCTGAGACAGGAAATATTGGTAAGTTTGAAGTTTATTCGAACTATGGAGATCCTATTGATCTCTCTCATGGAACGGTGCAACTACAATACTTTGAAAGTATCTTAGATAATACTGTCAGAGCATCAATGATGGTTGTTGAAACTGGTGGTGGAGATAATCCTGCGTCATCAATGGATTCTGATGGTGCCAATTTGACTGGTGGCGAAAAGGTTCATCTTAATATCTCAGATAATTATGAGAACACTTTAAAGTTTGAAGATGATAATCAGTTTCGTGTAAAAAGTATTCGCAATGTTACTGAAGAGGCAAACAAAGTTCAATATACATTAGATCTGTGGTCCAAAGAGTGTCAAGATAATGAACTCGTAGAAAACCGTGTTAGTAAGAGATATGATGGTTTATTGTCGGATTCTGTAAAAAAGATTGTTAGTGATGTATTAAAAAGTCCCAAGGAAGTAACAGTTGATGATACGCAAAATACTCTGAGTTTCTTGGGTAGAGTAGCAAAACCATTCTATAAGTGTCATTGGTTGGCAAAGAGATCTGTGCCACAAGGGGTGAAAAGTGCTGGATATTTTTTCTATGAAACATCTGATGGATATCAGTTCAGATCCATCGATAAGTTATTTGAAGAAGACGTGAAGAAAAAGTTTGTGTATACTAATAGTACGTTGCTTCCCGACGAATACGATGCTAAGATTTTAGCAAGTTCGTTTAGTAGTAATGTAGACGTAGAACAATCCCTGGTTACAGGATCTATTTTCAAGACCACTCTGAGAGCGACAAATCTATACGATAACAAACCAAGAGATAACGAAGCAGACAGCAAAGATCAACAGAATGAAGAAACAATGGGAGGCAAAGAGTTTCCTAAAATTGCATCTGATGTTGACCTTCAGTCAAAATCTAGTCGATTGGTAGTTAAGTATGATAAGAAGGGAGTTCTTCCTCCAGGAAAAGATCTGGAAGATCAACTCAAGAATGCTAGAGAAGATGACTATGACATTGATAGCATCATTCGTCAGTCATTCATGAGGTATAATCAACTCTTCACAACAAAACTTTCCATCACAATTGCTGGAGATTTTAGTTTGAGAGCAGGAGATATCGTACATTGTGATTTTCCTGAGGTTTCAGAAAAATCAACATCTCTAGTGAGCCAGAAGAAAAGTGGTCTATATATGATAGTAGATATGTGCCATTTGATTACTACTAATAAATCATTTACTAAACTGAACTTAGTGCGAGAATCAATCGGACGTAAACCATTCTAACCTTATGGAAAACATCGAAGCCCATATCGCGAAGGATAAAGAAATCCTTCAAGATCCCACAACATCTCCTCAACAGCGTCGTCATGTTGAAGAAGAACTGCGTGAATTAGAAATTTACGCAAAAAACCACAAAGACGAAATCGAAGCAGGCGATCACCACGATCCAAGTCCACTGGAATTGTTTTGTGAAGTAGAACCTGGCGCACCAGAGTGTAAAACCCACGATAACTAATGCCCAATCAGTTGTTCAACGCCGAAAACATTACCAATGAACCACTTTATTGGTGGTTCGGACAGATCGTTGACGACCTGACTTGGCGTGACAACGAGACTAGAGAGAAGTGGAAAGATTATGGAGACCTCAAAGGATGGGGATCTCGTTATAGAGTAAGGATATTTGGTCGAGATACTGGTGATATTCCAGACGAAAAACTGGATATGGCTGAAGTGCTATATCCCGTCACCGCTGGTTCTGGTCATGCCTCTAGTTGGCAATCTTCAAACCTAAGACAGGGTGCATATGTTGTCGGTTTCTACCGTGATGGTAGTGACATGGAAGATCCTGTCATTATGGGATGCTTCGCAAACCAAGATCAAACTAAACTATCGACAACTGTACCCGTTGCTCCGTTTGAACCCTTCAGTGGGTTTGCTGGCGGTCAAGGGGTGCCTTTTTATGCAATCACACCTAGTGGTTCTCCTACGCCTGCTAACGGCGATCCTTCAGCGATGGAGGGTGCTTCTGCTGCATCAACTCTGAGAACCTCCATGGATGATGTGGAGACTGAAGAAGATGCTCAGGTGACGAATCCCATTCAGTCAAAGTGTGAAAAGGTTGAATTAGAAGGTATTGGTATTACTATCAAAAACCTTATTAAAGATATTGAAAAGGCAAAGAAAACGGCAAAGACCTGGGAGAACTCTATCATCAAGCCCATCAATTTTAAGGGCACTCAGATGGGAGTCTCTGACTATATTTCAATGAAAGTTGGTGCTGCATCTGCAGATATTACCAAATTCTATAAAGAAATGGTCGATGGTATTCGTAAGAATACTACAGAAAAACTAAACAACTTATTCAAAGATACTTATTACAACTTACTTCCAAACGCTAGACCTGATCTTAAGATTAAGGTTGAAAAAGCAAATGATTTGGTGGCATGTTTGTTTAATAATATTATTGGTAACCTGCTCAACACAGTTAGAAATGCCTTGCAGGGCATTTTAGATAAAGTTATTAATGTTGCATCATGTCTTGTTGAAAATATTATTGGTGCTATCACTGGAGCAATTAGTGGTGTTATTAATAAAGGACTCAACCTTGCTATCAGACCAATTGAAGCTGCGATTGGAGTAGCATTTGATATTGGAGATAGTGTTCTTGGATTCGTAGAAGGTTTCTTAAAAGGATTCCCAACATGTGAAGAGGATCTTACTTGTGGTGGTGGAAAAGCATGGGGTGCATTCGCTGGATCTCCAGTACCAAAGATTAAACTGAATGTAGATAGCATCTTTAATAATGTTAAAAAGTTTTCAAAGATGTTTGAGTCCATTCTTAATATGGATCTCAGTGATTTGTTCGGCGGACTGCCTAATCTTGGTGGTTTGATTGCAGGAGCACAAGGATGCTTCTCTGGACCTTTTGCATGTGGACCACCAAACGTATCAATCTACGGTATGGGTGGTGGTGGATCACTTGCCAATGCTGTTGTTAGTGCAACTGGTGATGTTCTTGGTCTCGATATTATTGCAAGTGGATTTGGATTTAAGAAAGAACCAATAATTGCCCTAGAAGATTCTTGTGGCAAAGGAAAGGGTGCAGTAGTTAAACCAATCATGGGTGTAGTTGTACCCAAAGAAGACGAAGAAGGTAATATTGTATTTGAAGATGATGGTGTAACACCCGTTTTTGTTCCATCTGATGATGGCAGAACAGTGGGACCAGGCTTTGGTGAACCTGGCGCTTTAGAAGATATGGGTCTGCCTGCAGATACTCAGATTGGTGTTGTTGGTGCCGTTGTTATAGAACCTGGTTTTGGATATCTTCCCACACCTAACGGCGATCAGGGTGGTGATGGTCGAGTTTGGGCAGATAAATGTCAAACGACAGTGTTTAGACTGGATGGCACATATGATACGCCATATGATGAGGGAGAAGTAATTGATATTAAGATTGGTGATACTGTTAAGTTCCCAGGTCAACCTGAATTTGTCGCTATTGAAGATAAGTCAGTAACTGCTCCAGGTTGTCCACCAGAACCAGGTGATCCACTTGCTCCAGGAACTACGGCAACCACAGGTAGAGGTTCTTTACCAACAGAACCAAGCACCACATCTGATCAATATCCAGCAGTTCTGTATCTTTGCGAGATTTATGTATCAAATGGTGGAATAAATTACTCCTCAGGTGATACAATTACAATTACACCTGATCTTGGTGCTGTTGCCAAACCTGTCGTTGGTCCGTTTGGAGTTATCGAACGTATCGATGTCATTACAACTGGAACAGGATACAAAGAGAGACCTGATATTCGTATAGAAACTACTACAGGTTATAATGCAGAATTGAATCCTGTATTGTGTGTAAATAGAATCGGTGATGCAACAGAAGAAGAACTGCTTGCAGCACAAGAAGGTGACAGAATTATTAGTATTGTTGATTGCGTCGGTAAGCACTAATGGCAAAAAGGAAGAATTATCACACTATCCGATATGGAAATCGTGATGGTGATCTAAAGTTCGGTCACATTCACGAAGATAATCAGCTCTCTGCTGTGCAACTGAGAAGTGGATATGATCCTCGTCATTTTATGACGATGGATGCTACTGGCAATCAAGAACAAGGAAGAAAAGGTGGTACTATCAATAGATGTCCAGGAACTTATCAAATCAAGTGTGGTGACGATGTTATAAGTGATCCTGTTGACGGTATGCCCGCATTTTATGTGGAGTGTATCAACGGGGATATAATTTTTAGTGCAACTCGTGGTAGAATTAAGTTTCAGGCAGAAAACATTGAGTTTATTGCCAAGGGTAATGATAACCAGAATGGAGTTATTACTCTTAAATCAAACGAAAGAATCCAGATTGAATCCAAGAACGTAGAAGTCAATGCCGGTACATCGGCAAAGTTTTTCTCTTCTGGAACATGTAAGATCGTTGGAAATGCTATCTTAGATCTATATGGTGGTCTAGCAGCATGTGCAACTGGAGCAGCAAAGATCAGAAAATCTAAGTACGCAAGTACGGCAGAATCCGAAAACAACTGAGGAACAACTAATGCAATTTGATGACGTTGCCATTGGCAAGAGACTTTTTGTCGGCGTAGGAGATCCAAAACTTCTTGGCACTGGTGAGAAAGAGATTCGTGGATCTGCATATATTGAGGCACCAGTCGTTCTAGGTACACCACCAGGTGAAGTAGAAGCAACTTTGATGGTGGGTAGAGATAAGAATAGTGATTCAAACAATCCGCCTCGCTCAGTTCATATTCGTGGTAACGAAAGAATTGATGGTGATGATGGAACCGCCAATGCTTTGTATGTAACTGGTGGCGGCACCATTGATAGTCTTTACGTTGATGGTGATGTCTTCGTTACTGGTGCGGTTGATTGTGGTAACAAAGG